CAAAAGTTCAAATCCATCTTGGATAATATCTTCTAATAAAAATGCTTCATCATTTTCATCATCAAAGAATACCCATTCATTGTTTATATATTCTACATTACCAACTGTATGAGCGCGCGGTTGGTTATACAAAATATGTTTGCGTTGTACCATAGTTCATTTCTCCTTTTATAGAAATCGTTATTCTTGTTATGGACAGTTCGTACGTTCTTTATAACTAGACACACCTAAAGAGAGGTGGGCATACAATAAAACACGCTTTACACTGTGAAACTGCTATTCCATATATGAATAGTTAGTTATCGTCAAGTTTGTTGTTTTTATGTATCCGCACTCATAGGGTGGGGATTACTGCACGTTCAGAAACAGATATTAGATTAGGAAGGATGATTCTTATGTGCGGGATTACAGGATGGGTGGATTATAAGCGCTCATTAGAAGGGGAAAGGGACGTCGTGACGAAAATGGCGGAAACGCTAGCGAAACGTGGTCCAGATGATAACAAAGTTTGGATAAAAGGAAATGTCGCATTCGGGCATAAACGGTTAATCGTTGTAGATCCTGAAGGTGGTAAGCAGCCTATGACCTGTTTAAAGGATGAAACGAATTATGCCATTTGCTATAACGGTGAACTGTATAACACAGAAGACATTCGGAAGGAGTTGTTAAGAAGAGGGTACACATTCAAAGGTCATTCTGATACGGAAGTATTATTAGCTTCTTATATCGAATGGAAAGAAGAATGTGTTGATCATTTAAACGGTATATATGCGTTTGCAGTATGGGATGAACAGAAAGAACAAGTGTTTATTGCAAGAGATCGATTAGGTGTAAAACCGCTTTTTTATAAATATGATAGTGGACGATTATTATTTGGTTCAGAGTTAAAAGCGATACTGGCGCATCCAGAGGTGAAGGCGGAAGTAACGTTAGAAGGATTATCAGAAATATTCGGTCTTGGACCATCTAGAACGCCTGGTCATGGTATTTATGCTGGTATAAAAGAATTACGTCCAGGTCATGCGATGACATTTTCAAAGAACGGTTTATGTATATGGAGATATTGGAATGTAGAAAGTAAAAAACATGAAGACTCCTTTGAAGAAACAGTAGAGAAAACACGCTTTTTATTACAAGATGCAATTACAAGGCAACTCGTTTCTGACGTACCGTTATGTACTTTTTTATCGGGCGGTGTAGATTCAAGCGCCATTACAGCGATAGCTGCGAAAGAATATGAAAGATCAGGGAAAGGTCAATTGCACACGTATTCTGTTGATTACGAAGATAATGACAAATACTTTAAAGCGAATGCGTTCCAGCCAAATTCAGATGCGCCATTTATTAATTTAATGACTGAGACATTTCAAACAATCCACCATCGTTGTGTCATTTCAAATGAACAATTAGCACAGTATTTAACAGAAGCAGTGCTCGTTCGTGATTTGCCAGGTATGGCAGATATTGATTCTTCATTATTATGGTTTTGTCGTGAAATAAAACAAGATTTTGTCGTCGGTTTATCTGGAGAATGTGCAGATGAAATATTTGGTGGCTATCCGTGGTTTTATAGAGAAGATGATTTACAATCAAGTGCATTTCCGTGGATGCGCTCTACAGAGGCGCGCGAACAACTTCTAAAGAAGGAATGGAGAAGTAAATTAAATTTACAACAATATGTGCAACAACGCTATGAAGAATCCATTCAAGAAGTTCCTGTTTTAGAGGGGGAAAGCCCACTTGAAGCAAAGAGACGACAATTATTTTACTTGAACATGGTATGGTTTATGACAACATTATTAGACAGAAAAGACCGTATGAGTATGGGGGCGAGTTTAGAAGTACGCGTTCCGTTTGCGGATCACCGACTTGTCGAATATGCGTGGAATATTCCTTGGGAAATGAAAATGTATAAAAACCGCGAAAAAGGTCTATTACGTAAGGCGTTAGAAGGATTACTTCCAAATGACATCTTATATAGAAAGAAGAGTCCATATCCGAAAACACATAATCCGCACTATACAAAAGCGGTAACAGTATGGCTGCAAGATTTATTAACGGATAAAGGCTCAATTTTGCATGAGTTGTTCGATAAAAAGCAGCTGGGTGGATTAATTGAGTCTGGCGGAAGTGCATTCCAAACGCCATGGTTCGGTCAATTAAACCCAATGTAACTACATTAAAAAAGTATAGTTGACTTGAGTTTAATATTTCCATTGTAAGTCCTTAATCTCTATTACAGGTGCAATAGGATTTTTTCCTGTTCTCGCTGGTTTTATTACCTCGACAGATATAGAAGATACAAATGAATTTACTGCAGCTTTCTTAGACTCATTGTTTAAATGGAACCATTCATCCTTTAATCGACTTAATAGTTCTTTTATTTCAACGGAAGAAACGGTGTCTTCTGTATTAGCAAGTTGTTTTTGGATCGTGGTTTCTTCTTGTATAATTACAGCCATTTCTTTTTTATATTCATTTTGGGAAATGTCACCTTCTATGAATAAAAACTTTAGACGTGATTTTTTCTCTTGAATTCTATTATATTGTTCTTGTAAATTACTTAGTTCTACAGGCTGATCTACAGTGTCATCAAGGTCAATAATTACATCTTCTAATAAACTTAAAAACTCTTTTTCAATTACATCCTCTGAAATTTGAGGCATGTCACACATTCCTTTATGCTGTCGTGAACTACATCGATAAGACATTACAATTCTATTATGAGCCCTTACCTGTTTATGTCCTAAAAAGTGTTTCCCACATCTTGCGCATCTTAAAACATTGGAGAATACGAAAAAATTTTGCAATCTAACTTTTCCTATCTTTCTACTATTTTGGATTTGTTGAATGGTATACCATGTGTTTTTATCAATAAACATTTCAAAATCTTTCTGAGCTATATCCGTTAGAATATCATCTCCCCAGCGTATTTTACCAATGTAAATAGGGTTGTTTATAATATAACGAACCGCATCATAATTAAATATTTTTCCTTGTTTGGTTTTAACCCCACGACTGTTCAATGATTTTACAATACTTGTTACACCCTTAGTTTTATACATCTCGAATATGTATTTTACAATCTCAGATTCGGCATGGTTTATATACAAGTTACCTTTCTTTTGGTCATATCCCATAGGCGATTTAGCTCCATTTCTAAGACCCAATTCAGCCTTTTTTTGCATGGAGTCTCTTACACGTTCTGCTGTTGTTTCACGCTCCCATTGTGCAAGTGTCGCAACCAATGTGATAAACATTCTTCCAGTAGCGGTTGTTGTATCAAATATTTCTGTACTACTCTTAAATTTAACATTACATTCATCCATTGTTTTTAGAATGGAATGTAAATCTGAAACGGAACGAGTGAATCGGTCTAACCTGTAAACGAGAATAATATCAAATTGTCTTTTCTTCATATCTTTTATCATTTGTTGAAAAGCAGGTCGTTCTGTATTTTTTGCACTGTATCCTTCGTCACAGTAATCATCTACAACTACCCAATCTTGTGATTTAGCGTATTGTTCAAGACGAAGTTTTTGCATATCTAATGAAACACCTTCTTCAACTTGCATGTCCGTGGATACACGTCTATAAATGACACACTTCATTGTAAATAACTCCTTTCTTACTAAACTTCTATAACATATGTTTTTTTAAAAGTGATTAGACAAATGTTTTATAAAAAAGTATTTGAGGTTTAATGTATGATTTGGTCAACCACTTGATTGACTTTCGGACCCAGTGAGAAAATCTCACTGTTTATCCAACTGAATGAAATCATATAGTTCTTCCATATTTACATTAAGTTGAGAAGCGATATTTTTAGCAGTTTGATACGACATAACCCTATCGTTGTTCGCGTAAGAATGTATTTGTTGTTTAGCCATACCAAGTTTTAGTGCTAGATCTACTTGAGTTAATCTCTTCTCTTTTAATATTTCATTCAGCCGACATTTGCCGACTACATACACCTTTTCACCGCCTGATTATTGAAGTATTGGGCTTACGCTATATAAAAACTTCCCTATAATCTTTATATCTTCACAGTTATCACGTGAGTATTGTTGGTCTTTAAAGCTTTCATCATGTGAACAAGGTTCTAAAACCATTAAATCTGTAAATTTATAAACCTTTTTTAAAGTTGCATAATGTCCATTTACAATTACGGCTGCTATTTCTCCATTTTCCACATCAGGTTGTTTTTTTAATACTGCGTAATGACCATTAGGAACAATTTTATTCATGGATTCACCATGTACAACGAGTCCAAACATTTCATCAATGTTACCTATTTGATACGGAGGAGTAATTCTATCAACTATATCTTGAACAGCTTCTATTGGTGTACCAGCCGCTATTTTACCGATTACAGGTATTTCACGTTTTTTTCTTGGTCTATTTTTCGTGGTAGGTGCTTTGTCACTAACAAATTGAAGTTCTCCGTTCACGACTTCAACTTTAACGTCTTTATAAGTTGTATCAATATCAGCTTTTGTTACACCGAATACAGCAGCCATTTTCTCTAAAACACCTGAGCTTGGTTTAGCCCTGTAATTCATATAATCACTTAATGTACTTCTTGCGATGCCAATTTGATTTGCTAAGTCAGATTGAGTCATATCCTTTTCTTTTAAAAACTTTTTTATGTTTCTTACTATAGTTTGTTTTTGTAAATCAGTCATAACGTCACCTCCTATATTGACTACGTTTTTAATATATCACATTACGAATTATTCGTAAAGTGTACGTTTTGTATGGTTTTTTCGTACTTTTGTATTGAAATTACATAAATTTAGTAATACAATAAATCTCGAAGGAAGGGGGCACACAATGGATTATTTCAAAAGAACATTAAACGAACTACGTGAAAGTGCAGGGTTCAATCAAACAGAACTTGCGGATATATTAGAAGTATCCCCAAAAACGTTATGGTTATATGAACAGGATTCAACTAACATGCCAGATGAATTAATCAAAAAATATATGTACTTATTTGATATTCCTTACGAGGATATATTTTTTGGACCTAAGTACGAAAAATTCGTACAGGTAAAAAAACGTGTTAAGGAAAGAGCGAGCGTTTTAAAAAAAATCGTTTCATAAAGTTGTATTTTAAATGGATAGTCCTACTGTCCCACATACATATAAATGCATTGAGGTGATAGAGGATGAGTGGGGGACAAATCATTCGTGATGAAAAAGGAAATGTTGTGAAAATAATACCTACAAAAGAACAGTGGAAGAAGTTTTTAACACCGTTAATACCAGCTGCACGGGAGCTCATTTTACAAAGGAAAATAGAGCAACGAAATAAGCAAAATGAAAGTAAATAATTTTTTTATCATATTTGCGAAATTTGACGATAAATGTTTGTTCTATAAATCAAAAAGGAGTGAAAAATATGAACGGAGTATTATCCGCAAGTAAATTAATGAAAGCATCTCAAGTACGTCAACAATGTGCTGAGATGCGAAATAACCCAGCGATGTTATTAATCACTGAATTAGAAGCAAAGCGCAGAATATACGAAATGAACCGTAAGGTTTCAGCTTGAAGGGAGGTGAGTTAATTGAAGGAAGTAACATTGGTTTTTAAATCAGGTGCAAAGGTTAGTTTTACGGCGGCGCAATTTTCAACCTTTAAAAATAGCTTTGGTTTTTTATCAACAATTGAATGGGAAGGTGCTATTGGAAGAGTACCAGTCCACATTGGGGTTAGTAGTATCGATGCGATATTTGTGGAAGACATTGCTGGAAAGGAATCTAAGGAGCCTGATCATCCGGTTGAAGATTTCTATGGTTGTGAAATTAAGCAAGATGATAAGTATTTTATGTTTGGACAGGATATCGTACTTAAAGAAAATCTAACGGAATACTTAGTTGAGCATCAAAATGTTGAATGTTTTAAAGCTGTATAAAAAGAAAACCACCTGCGCCAACAGGTGATTTAGAAAATAAAATTCACAGTCATTATAGCATGAATGGATTTCGTGTAAAGGAGATTACATATCAATGTGTAAATTTACGCCGGAACAAATTGAGCGTGCAGCCGCTAATGGAATTAGTAAGAGTCTGTTGTATGTACGTACAAGTAACAAAATGAAAATGGGTATAGAAGAAGCCATAACTACACCTAAGATGTCAAAAGCTGAAGCTGGACGTAAAGGAAAAGCGAATGGACCTGATTTTACTTTTAAGCGAGGGGAATCAGCATGGATAAACAATTAGAACCAAAAACTACATATCTAGTAAGTGTAGGGAACTTATTTGTTAGTCATCCAAAACCATTGGTAGTAACGAAGTTAGCAAAAAATGCAATGGAATTTGAATATGGAAAATCAAAACAAGTAGCCAATGATGTAGGTGGGGAAGTAATCCGAAAAACGGTGGAATATGACAGGGTGGTGGAATTTTAATGGATATTAATAGAGTTGAAAACAGTGTACAAGCAATGATATTTGCCAAGGATACGGGTGTTTTGGATGTCTATTATGATAACCAAATCCAAGTAACTACTAGCCTACTAGAAAAGTTGATGAATGAAAAAGGAAGCATAGGAATAGTAAAGCGTAATTGTTCTGTATTTCCTGTGAAAGTTGAATTCAAGAAAAATGAATTTACATATTTCGCTATTTACAGTGCAAAAGGATTTGAAAATAAATTTGGAGGTAATATCGATGAATGCATTACAACAAAATGAATTATTAGAAGTGGACCAATTGCAAGATGCGGAGCAACAGTTTGAAATTACGGATATTAACGGTTTGAACTGGGCATTCCGTAAACTATCTGCTCTCAAATCAAAGGAAAAGGAAATTAATCAATTAGCAAATGTTGAACGTGATCGTATTGCTGAATGGGAAAAAGGCGAATTAATTTCCGTCCACAATAGTATTACCTTCTTTGAAAGTCATGTTCAACGTTATCATGCGGAACAACTTGCAGCGGATCCAAAACAGAAAACGATTAGTACGCCTTACGGTAAATCCAAAACTCGTAAGAGTAAGGAAACGCCGGATAAAGGTGATGAAGCATTACTTTTAGATTATGTAATTCAAAATGACCTTGCTCAGTACATCAAAAATAGTGTCAAATGGGCTGACTTGAAGAAGTCACTCAAGATTGTAGAAATCAGTGGTGAAAAGGTTGTTATCGATGATACAGGTCAAATTGTTCCAGGGGTTACGGTTAAACCTGAATCTATTTCTTATAGTGTGGAAGTTTAGAAATGATTCAGTTTTACAAAGGAATAAGGTTAGAACTTATTAAACGTAATTACAAAAACTGTGCAGCAAAACGATTTACATTAGGTGGAACAAATCAAAACGTATGGATTCCTAATAAACATTTAAATCCTGATGGATCTATAAAAGAAAATGAAAACATCGATTATGTATTTCGAAAAGCTAAAAGGCAGTTAGAACTTGCTGGATATACAGAACCGATTGTTGGAATTAAAAGACGTTCAATGGAGGTTTAATAAAAATGGCTAAAGTAAAAATTGAAGTAGATGTAGATTGGTTAGATGAAGACGAGAATCTTGATGATGTAATCAAAAGTAAAGTTATCTCGGGGTTACAGGACAGATTGATTCAAAAAGTAGAACAAAAGGTTTTATCGAAAATTGAACGTGAAGCTGAAGAAAAAGCAAATGAGGTTGTAGATACTTTTATTCATGGAGCCTTAGAAAAGAAAATCGATGAATTAAAAATACCATATAAGAAAAATGGTTGGGGGTCAGAAGTGGAATTAATACCGATTAGTGAGTTTATTGGTATGAGATATGAACGGTACCTAACAGAAAAAACACTTGATGAACATGGCCGAGAGGCTAAGTATTCAAACGATAGAAAGTTATCTATAAGTGAGTATTTCATTCAAAATTATCTTGCTAAGGAGCTTACTTCTAAAGTTAGTACGATGATTCAAACTGCAAGAAAAGATGCAGAGGAAACAATAGTTAAGGCGCTTGAAAACAATTTAAAAGAGCAGTTATCCGTTGATATTATTCAAAGGCTTAATATCCCACAAATGTTGGAGAGTCTGCAAAATAAAGCTACAGAATTAGATGTTAAAGAATAGGGGTGATTAAATGTTCCAAGTAACGGAAGCAAAACGTGAAAAGATGAAAGCTGTAATTGGTTTTATCGGTTGTAGTGGTTCAGGTAAAACAGGTAGTTCATTACTTGTAGCCTTTGGGATGATGCAAGAAGCATACCCTAACTTATCAGAAGAAGAATTGTGGAAGAAGATTGGTGTTATCGATACAGAGCACGAACGCTCAAAACTTCATGTAGGTCTTGTGTATGGAGAAACGAAAATAGGGAACTTCCTTCATATCAATTTTACTCCGCCGTACACAACTGAAAGATATAACGAAGCGGTTCAAGTTATGAAGAAGGCTGGTGCTGAAGTACTTATCATCGATTCCTTGTCTCATAACTGGCAAGGAGAAGGTGGGATTATAGAAACTCATGGTGAAATGTCTGGTAACTCATTTCAAAATTGGGGCAAGCTTTCATCTGAAACTACTAAATTAATAAAAACGTTAACTCAGAACAATGTTCATATTTTAGCAACTTTACGAACTAAAACTGAGTATGTAGTAGAACCGGATGCAAAAGGGAAAATGGCTCCACGTAAAGTTGGTACTAAGCCGGTACAAAAGGATGAAATGGAATATGAATTCATGCTTAATTTTGTAATCGATATTGACCATGTAGCGGATACTTCAAAGGATAATACGCAAATGTTCGAAGGACATCCACAAAAGATTACTGCTGAAGTAGGTCGCAAGTTGTATAAATGGCTTGAGTTGGGTATTGATGTGAAAACTGAAGAAGAAAATGAAAAAAATGTATTTATTGCTCAAATTAAAGAAATCGCTAGTACGAGCGATGAAGCAGCGAAAATGCTTTCTGAAATTGAATTTAAAACTAATCAAAAACTTGAAGATTTCAATATGAAATATTTAAAAGTTGCATTAGAAAGATTACAAGCTTTTAACAACAAGGAGGAAAAATAATGTTTAAAGTAGATCACAGTCAAGCAGTAGAATTTGAGGTAATTAAGCCAGGCGAATATGAAGTAACAGTTGTTAATTATGAATTAAAACAGGCAGAGTCAGGTAATAACCGAGTAATAGTTGATTATGAGATTCGTAGCGATGTGGACCAACCATTCCAAGGTCAAAAGATTCTATTTGATAACTTCACTGTTACGGATAAAGCAATGTGGAGATTCCAAGCGGCATCAAAGGCAGCACAATTCCCGGATGGAATGCAATTTGGTAGCTACAAAGAATGGGCTGATACATTCCTGAATAAACCATTGCGATTAGTAGTAGGTGAGCGTGAATATAACGGTAAAAAATATCCGGAGGTAAAAGGATTTAAGGTTTCTGAAGTAGCAGCTCCAAGTACTAACGTAGAAGTTTCAGATGATGATGTACCATTCTAAAAATTAATTAACAAGATTCAAATAGGAGGGAGCTACTAACGGCTCCCTTTTCCAAAGGGAGAAAAACAAATGAGATATAAATTTAATCAAATACCGGCAGAGCTTAAAAACACTCCTCATTGGATCTTATGGCGGTCAGAAGTAAGAAACGGTAAGAAAACAAAAGTTCCTTATCAAATCAATGGGGAAATGGCTCAATCAAATAATAAGCGGAGCTGGTCAACGTTCCCGACAATCATAAAATTCTATGAACAAGGAGATTATGACGGAATCGGGTTTATGTTTTCAAAGGATGATCCATTCATTGGAATAGATATTGACCATTGTATCCAAGAAGGTGCTCTTACAAGTATAGCTGAGGATGTTATTGAAACTATAAATAGTTACACGGAATATTCACCAAGTGGTGATGGCATCCACATTATTGCAAAAGGTAAGCTGCCATTAAAAGGACCAGGTACAGGACGGAAAAATGTTGATATCGGATTAGAAGTATACAGACACGGACGGTATTTTACTTTCACTGGTGATTGCTTGGATCAAGTTCCTGTGGAAGATAGAACGGATGAATTAAAAGTTTTATTTGAGAAGTATTTGAAAGAAAAACCAAAGCCTGAAAAGAAACAAAATGCTACTTCATTTGAACGAGCAGATATTACTAGCCTATCAAATGCAGAGTTATGGGAGCGAATGTTTGATAGTAAAAGCGGTGCAGCCATTAAAGATTTATTCCAGGGCATGTTGATTAACGGTGACCATTCTTCAACTGATATGGCTTTATGTAATCATCTAGCATTTTGGACGGATAAAGATGATGCAAAGATGGATTCAATGTTTAGAGAGTCGTCATTACTTCGTGAGAAGTGGGATAAGCCACATTCAAGTGATGGCCGTACATATGGACAAATGACAATTGATACAGCAATCCTTTCAACTCCTTCCACAATAGCTGATTATGAACCGCCGGAAGAGAAAAAGTATGAGGTTTATATTTCTGATAACTCAATTGAAGATACTGAGGAAATTATCGATGAAGCTCCAAAGTTTCATTTAACTGAGTTAGGGAATGCGGAGCGTATTGCATATTATCATGGCGAGAATGTTCGATATTGTAATGAACTGGAATGGCTTATATGGAACGGAAAGCATTGGCATGAAGATAGTAAAAGACAAATTGAAGCTATCACAGCTAAAACACTTAGAGCCCTATATGGAGAAGCGAAGGCTACAGAGGATAAATACCAATCAAAGATGCTGCATGATTGGGCTAAGAAATGTGAAAGACGGTCAATCAGAATTAATAGCATATTGGATGTAAAACCGATGGTGTCAGTTAGAAAAAAAGAATTAGATTCTCATAGTTTTCTTTTTAACTGTGATAACGGAATTATCGATTTAAAGACGGGTGAATTATTACCACATGATCGTGACCTGTTATTAACAAAACTCTCTCCGATCAAGTATGAAAGAAATGCTGAATGTCCAAACTGGAAGGCTTTCTTGGAAAGTATTTTTAAAACACATACTGGTGAAGCGGATCATGAACTCATTAACTATTTACAGAAAGCAATCGGCTATTCATTAACCGGTGTAACAAAAGAGCAAGTAATGTTTTTCTTATTCGGTAATGGTCGTAATGGTAAGTCTACTTTCATTAACATCATCCAGGACCTACTTGGTGATTATGGAAGACAGACAAACAGCGATACTTTCCTGAAAAAGAGAAATGATTCAGGAATCAATAATGATGTGGCCCGACTTGATGGAGCGCGTTTTGTATCGGCTGTTGAGAGTGAAGAGGGGCAACAATTATCTGAAGCTCTGGTTAAACAAATCACCGGTGGAGAAAAGATGTCAGCACGTTTCTTACGTCAGGAATATTTCGAGTTTACACCTGAATTTAAGGTGTTCTTCACTACTAATCATAAACCTATTGTTAAAGGTTCGGATGAAGGTATTTGGAGAAGGATCATGCTTATCCCATTTACTATAACAATACCGAAAGACAAGATTGATTATGATCTTCCTGATAAATTAGCAAAAGAAATGCCAGGTGTCTTGCGTTGGGCTGTGGAAGGCTGCATGAAGTGGCAGACCGAAGGATTGCGTGCTCCTGAAGCCGTGAAGGCAGCGACAGCCGAATACCGTGAGGATATGGATATATTGGCACCTTTCATTGATGAGAATTGTACGGTACATCCTACAGAGAAAATTGAAGCGAAGTTACTTTATGAAAACTATACAAAATGGTGTTATCAAAATAATGAATTGGATTTAAAGAATCGTGCCTTTTATCGTCAATTAGAAGTTCGTGGATTTAAAAAAGAAAAAGGTTCAAAAAACAAAACATTCATTATGGGTATGACATTAAATAAATATGCTAGTGCGAGTTTGTTTTCAACAGACGATAAAAAAGAAGAAAGTAACATAACTTCTATAAATAGGAAAAAGATTTGATGTTGGGTTACTAAAGGGTTACTGAACTTATTTTTTAATAACCCATATAAATGTTGTTATATCAATGGTTTATAGCTTATGGGTTACTAAGGTTACTGAGTTTTCTATAACAGCCTATAAGAAAATAAATAAATAAAAAAATATATATAATATATAGCCTTTAATAGAAAAACGGGTAACCTCAGTAACCCTGATAACCCAAATTAGTCTTGAACCCTTGATACGACTGGTTTTTTAGTGGGTTACTGAATAAAAAACTTAGTAACCCTCGATAACCCTTTTAGAAAAAGAGGTGTACTATGCATCCAAAACAAATATGTGCTGATGTTCAATCGATGGGAGCGAAGCTCGTTCTTGATGGAAATGATTTATATATTGAAAACCATGAAAAGGTTGCTCCTGAAATTGAATCAGTTATTAAAGAGTACAAGCTACGGATTATTAAATATTTGCAAGGTAATTATTCGGATCAAGAGCATGCGGTAAAACAAACGATAGATAAAATTATTAATTTTTTTATCGGTGTTGAGCAAGACATGAATCCAAAAATAAATGATTGGTTCAATCATGATGAAGCTGCAGCAAGGTTGGTTATGGAATTAACATTAAACTTTTCACTTAATGGCTGGTTATATGTAAAAGAATCTGTGGCCAACTATGAAAATAAATTAACGGACGAGCTTTCGCAAGAAATATTCAATCGTGCAATGTCGCACTTTAGGAAGGTGAAATAAATGCCAGCAATTCATTATCGATATTCAGAAAAAGAATTGAAGGAAATACTGGATACATTAGAAATCATGGTGGATACGAGGGAACAGAAAAACCAACATGTACTTGATTATTTCCGCAAAAAGGATGTTCCATTCAGACTTAGAAAAATTGATACGGCCGATTATTCAGCGGTAATCCCTAAGAATCCTGAAATGGGCATTACACGAGATATTTATTTAAGTGCTGGAGTAGAAAGAAAAAATGGTGTAGATGAATTGGTCCAATCAATTAAAGACCGTACAAGATTTGAAAATGAATTGATTCGTGCTGCTAAGCATCCATTTGTTTTACTTGTGGAAGATCTACAAGGCTATCACAAAATATTAAAAGGTGAGTATATAAGTCAATACAAACCAGAAGCGTTACTTGGTAGTTTAAAAACATTTGAAGTACGATATGGATTTTCGACAGTTTTTATTGAGCCAGCAACAACCGGTAATTACATATATCATCATTTCTTATATATGGCTCGTGAGTATCTGAAGAAAGGAGTCATATAAATAATGATTTATTCTCGTGAAGAACAAGAAACTACATTGGTTTTTGACTATAGCACAGGTGAGTGGAACGTTTACTCTACGGTTCCTAAGCACATTCGAAAACTTAGTAATCTATGTGAATTACAAACCTTAGAAGAAGAGGATGGAAGACCAACAGCTGTTAAAGGCATTCTTCAAGAAAAACAAGTAACAATGAAAAATTTACGAGTTATGACAGAAGAACAAAGACAGAAACTAGCTGACAGGCTTTCTAAGGCTAGAAACGTACAGAAATAACAAGAAAACTTTAGTTCCAATATCAATCTAATACAAAAGGAGCCTGAACCATGACAAACATAAAATTGAACGTATTATTCAAGAAAATGCAAAAGGACGATAAAAAGGAAGTTTTAATGTTCCATGTATTAAGTGATGAACTTCCACATGCTGATGAATTATTAAAAATGCCAGGTACCATTGTTCATCTAACTGTGGAGAAAAGTGAAGTTGAACCAATCGGTGCGGAGTTCGTTAATATTCAACGTGATAGCAAGAAAACGGCAATTAAGTTAAATGTAAAGCGTGATGCAAAAGGCGTAGTAAATCAACTTTATCCTTTTGCCGGCGGAAATGTTGATATCATTCTTGAGCCTTCTCAAATGTCGATTGATGAGTTCTATGAGGAACCACATGAAGGTATGGAATACAACGTTAAACAAGATGGAACAACGGAAGTTGCTCCTGGTCAATTAAAGATTGTTGATGATGAAAAGATTGCTGAATAAATATTTGTCCTGGGCTTCGGCTCAGGATATCGATTATAAATTGAAAGGATGATAGACAGATGTATCACTGTGAAAAATGCTTAGATTGTTTTGAGAATGAAGAAGAATACCTTATTCATTTACCAGAATGTGAATATTAAAAGGAGAATTAATATGTCATTAGTTAAAAATCTGAAAGAACTTCACGAAAAGGCCGTTGATGAAAAAGCATTAGAATTTGCAGAGGAAATGGAAGCTGAAATAATTAAAAGTGCCGAAAATGGATATTTAGGTTATAAATATAAAATTCATAATGATAATCCAGATAAGCATATTATGCATTCGGAAATATTTATAGAAAAGTTACGAGAGTTGATGGATGGTGTGAAAGTTGAATTTAAGAAAGAAGAAAAGAAGGGGCTCTTTACAAACTCATCTTACTACGAACATTACATCCATTTTAGTTGGAAAGACTAATTTTCACATAAAAACAAAATTTCATTTCTTTTTGCTGAAAAAACGGCTTATCAGATTGAGAAAAAACTAAGGTGTTTTACTTTCTTAATGCAATTCATCATGTGGAAAGTAAAATGTCTTATAAAGGCAAATAAACGTGTTTTACGAGATTTATAGTTTTATAGAAGAAATGAGGTGTAAAAATGTTAGACGATTTAAAAAAACAAATGATATTGGCATTATATGAGCCAGATGAGGACAAGAAAAGGGAAATGGTTCAAGAAATCATGGACAGTCCAGAAATGGAAGAATTCAATAACATGATGAAACAACTGTGGGATTGCATTACTAGTTTTGTAAAAACTCTTTTTGATCATATAAGAAAAATAGTGCGAGCGGTAAAAAAATATCAGCGTATTAATTCATATAGAAGACAACGGATTAAACATAGAAGGAGAGTGAGTGATATGAGTAATCATAAGAAAAAGAAATTAAAGAAACATCTTACTAAACGTGCGAAAGCCGTAGATAAATACCGGGTTAACAAAGCATGGAGAAACATATTTGTAAAAGCTGGCATTGTGGAATAGATTGTGGAAGAACCAAAGGAAGTAGGTGAATCATCATTTGTTTGACTGGCTGAAAGACTATCAGAAATTAGAAGAACGAATCGCATACTTAGATTACAACTTAGACAAAACAAAAGCTGAATTAAAACGCTGGGTCAGTGGTGATTTGCGGGAGGTACGTTTAACTGCTGAATCGGAAGGTGCAAAGGTAGAAGAACGTATTGAAGCAATTGAATATGAATTGGCACATAAGATGAATGATATGTATAAATTGAAGAACTTGATTAGTAAGTTCCGAGGTTTGGACAATCAATTACTTAAAATGAAATATGTAGACGGCATGACGTTAGAACAAATAGCTGAGGAAATTAGTTATAGCTCTAGCCATATTAAAAAGAAACATGCGGAAATAATTCGGTTGATTAAATTCGTAGAACGAGAAGGTATCATTTAGGTTCACCACTAAAGTGAATCGATACTATTGAAAATATGAATTATAGTAATAACATAAGAAATCGACGAAAGGGCAACTGATGCATGGTTGCTCTTTTATTACGTCCAAATTATTTAGGTGGTGTATCGTAAATGATTACTGAAATCAGAAAAACAATATCAGGTACAGAGTATTGGGATAATGAAAAGAAGAAGAGTCTATTTGTACCAACTGGTGAGGTACCAGGATTCGAAGTAACTGAAAATCCTGAGAGTATGATCTTGGGACTAGACTTATCAAGTGAACCCGATAAGACAGTAGTTAATAATTCTTTCTTAAGTAATTTCACTGTAAAACAATTACGTGAATACGCTGACGAACAAGGTATTGAGATTCCTTCTGATATGAAAAAGAAAGAAGACATCATTGAATTACTATCATGAAGTACTGTGACTTCAATGGCTGCTATAACAAGATAAGCAAGGGACGTTACTGTGAAGAACATAAGCGTAACAAACCAAGGAAGAAGAAAGACAAGAAGAACATCTACCATCATGAGAACAAACCATTCTATCGCACTGATGCATGGAAGTATGTTAGGTCAAAGGTATACGAAAGAGAGAATGGCTGCTGTCAACGATGTGGAAGGTTTGTCTTTGGTAGGCGTGCTCATGTTCATCACATAATACCAATCAAAGAAGATGAAACACTTAAATTAGAAGAGAATAACCTAAGATTACTTTGTCCAGTTTGTCATACAATCGAAGAAAATGAAGATAAACCAAACAAAGTTTTTCCAAGTTATTTTGGAAGCCCCCCTGTCAAAAAATAAAATTTGTCCTCTGGGGAGGATAGGTAGCGTAGGGGGCATTTCTATCGTTAGACAACATTTTTAAAAAATAAAGGGGGGTGTGAAATGTCTACGAAAAAAGAGCGTCAAAAAATTGTTGCCGATAAAACAGAAGCTGAGAAAAATCGGATATTAAAAATCATGCGTGATGCAGATATTTACACCCTTACTTTAGATCCATTAATTGAATCCTATTTAGATATTTTCGAAGTTTATATGACGATGTTTATTGAATGGAAAGAAAAAGGTTTCCCACCTACTCAACGTCACACCAATAAAGTAGGGGCCACAAATAATTCAAAGCATCCATTGGCGCAGCAAGTAGAAACTTGGGCGGATAAAAAAACAAAAGCATTGGATTTATTAGGGCTTACTAATAAGGCTAAACCAGGTAAATATGTCACTGGTGGTTCTACTGTAGGGAAAAATGAAGAGGTGGAAAAGCCTACAGCAAAGGTTAGTGAATTAGATAAACATCGTGCAAAATGGCGTGGTGCAAAATGATTGAACATGGCGTTAACTATGCAGATATTTATGCGAAAAAAGTAAGAAAGAATCCTAAAAAATATCCCGATACTATCAAAGCAATGGTAGATCGTTATTATAAATGGAAAAAGCGTAAAGATATTTGGTTCGATGTGGACCGAGCAAACGAAATGATGGATTGGGTTGAAACGTTTGTCCGTCATACTAAAGGTGATTTGGCTGGACAGCCTTTTATTCTAGAGGATTGGGAAAAATTCGCTTACTCATGGATATACGGATGGGTTCATAAGAATGAAAAAGGACAAATTGTCCGAGTTACTCGTGAAGCTTACATTCAGGTTCCTAAGAAAAATGGTAAAACCTTAATCGGTGTTGGTGCTCTTGGTTATGCGATGTACGGTGAAGGAGTACTCAGTGCCGATTGTTATTGTTGTGCGAGCGATTTTAACCAGGCTCAATATGCAGCAAAGCCATTTGCAGCAACAATTATGAACCATGATGTATTAATGGAATGCTCACACATTTATAAAGGGCCAAAAGGAACGATTTCCAGTGTGACATATGATTATATTCGTGATGATTTGGCTTATCAGAATCAATTCATTGTAATGAGTAAAAACATTCAATCCATTGAAGGTTCCAATCCACACTTCATTCTAAATGATGAGCTTCATGCTCAAGAAAATATGGATCAGTACGATAACTTTAAATCAGCCCAAGTTTCTCGTGCTGAGCCAATTATGTTTAATATCAGTACAGCTGGTAAAGGTTCTTCATCGGTTGGTATGCGAGTATATCGTGAAGCAAAAGAAGTGTTGAAACGTGATGATAATGATTCAAGTTTCGTCATGATATATGAACCGAACAAGAATTATGATTGGACAGACCGAAATGTTTGGGAGATGGTTAATCCGAATATTGGTATATCTGTAACGATGAGTGCGCTTGAAACAGAATTCATCTCAGCATCACGTTCAGCGCATAAAAAAGCCGAATTCCTTTCTAAACATTTGAATGTATTCGTAAATGGAGCTGAAAACTTCTTTGAGCAAGGACAAGTTGAACATGTTCTTGTGGAAGACCTGGGTGATTTAACAGGTGAAACTTGCTATATCGGTTTAGACTTATCGAAAACAACAGATTTAACATGTGTGAGCCTGAATTTTCCTAACTCTGGTTATACCGAAGATGGAAAGTCTATTTTAAAAGTTAAACAAATGTATTTCGTACCAACTGAAGATATTGAACATCGTGAAAAAGAAGATAACGTTCCATATACTGATATGGTTGAACGTGGTTTTGTTACTTTTTGTGATGGCAAGATGATAAATCAAGACCAGGTTATGGATTATATTGTGGAATGCCTGAATTTGTATGATGTACAACAAATAAACTATGACCCAGCCATGTCTCAAAAGTTAATTGAAAAACTTGAGAACCTTGGTCTTGAATGTATTTCTGTAGGTCAGTACCCTAACGTTATGAATGCGATGATGGATGATTCAGAAATACTTATTTATGAAAAGCGTATAATGACCGATAATCCATTATTTGTTTATTGTGCTCTTAATGTTGTAGTTGTAACAAATCTCAATGGAATGAAAGCCCCAAGTAAGCGACAGTCCAAAAAGAAAATTGATGGATTTGTTGCTTTTTTAGTTGCCCATAAAGAAACAATGATGGTTATGGATAGCATAACAGAAGAGGGTATGGATGAATTGATTGGTGACATTTATAGATAGAAAGGCGGTGAGAAATTGGGTTTAAGGGATAGGTTTTCAAATTACTTATTTAAAAAGGCTGAAAATCGTGGCTATCTTGACGATGTTTTAGGTAAAAGTATTCGTTATGGTGGCGTATACGTTACTGATTCAAACATTTTGCAATCTAGTGATGTTTACGAGTTGCTACAAGATATTAGTAATCAAATGGTATTGGCTGATATTGTTGTGGAAGATGAATTCGGCAATGAAATTAAAGATGATATTGCACTTCAAATCTTAAGGAATCCGAACAACTATCTTACACAATCTGAATTTATTAAATTAATGACAAACACCTATTTACTCGAGGGAGAAACATTCCCTATATTAAATGGTGATCAAATACATTTAGCTTCAAATGTTTTTACAGAGCTAGATGATAATTTAGTAGAGCACTTTAATATTGGTGGTCATGAGGTTCCCTCTTTTATGATTCGTCATGTGAAAAATATTGGTGCAGATCATTTAAGAGGAAAAGGCCTTCTTGATTTAGGAAGAGATACACTCGAGGGCGTTATGTCAGCTGAGAAAACCCTGACTGACAAATATAAAAAGGGTGGGCTATTGGCATTCTTGTTAAATTTGGATGCCCATATCAATCCACAGAATGGTGCACAGTCAAAGTTAATCAACGCAATTTTAGATCAACTGGAATCCATTGATGAAGCAAGGTCTGTAAAAATGATTCCACTTGGAAAAGGGTACTCAATTGAAACGCTTAAAAGCCCGTTAGACGACGAAAAGACCTTAGCATACCTAAATGTATACAAAAAGGATTTGGGTAAGTTTTTAGGTGTAAATGTGGATACATATACAGAGCTAATCAAAGAAGATATTGAAAAAGCAATGATGTATATACACAACAAAGCAGTTAGACCAATAATGAAAAATTTCGAAGACCATTTGAGTCTTCTTTTTTATGGTCAGAATTCGGGAAAACGAATTAAATTCAAGATTAATATTCTTGATTTTGTCACTTATAGCAACAAGACAAATATCGGTTATAACCTTGTGCGTACAGCTATTACTTCACCTGATAATGTCGCCGATATGCTTGGATTCCCTATACAAGGTACAAAGGAATCAAAAGCTATTTATATTTCAAATGACATAACTGAAATTGGTAAGAAAGAAGCGGCAGAGGCTTCATTGGGGGGAGGTGAAGAGAATGAAAGTCGAAATCCGGGGGAATCAAGTCATTCTTGATGGTTATGTAAATGTTGTGGACAGAGAAAGTCGAATGTTGCCTTCTCCAAGGGGATATTTCAAAGAGAGAATTGTCCCAAAGGCGTTTGAAAAAGCGTTAAAGAAAGCAAAGAATGTGGACTTGTTGTTTAACCACAATAAGAATAGAAATCTTGGCTCCATTGAAAACGGAAATCTGGAATTGTATGAAGACAATATTGGTTTAAGAGCCATTGCTACGGTTACAGATGAACAAGTGATTGAGAAGGCAAGGAATAAAGAATTGCGTGGTTGGTCATTTGGTTTTGTTTCTGAAAAAGATTCATGGGAAGAGGGCGAAGCTGGCGTTCAAAAACGCTCTATTGAAGAATTAGAGCTTTTAGAAGTTTCTATTTTAGATATGACACCAGCCTATGTTGCGACTTCCATTGAAACCAGGGGCGAAAATACAGCCATGATTGAAATGAGAAGTGAAGAAGCAGCTGTAAAAACAGTTATGGAAGAGGATACAGAAGAAAGAAACAACATTATTAAACAAATAAAAAAAGTTTTGGGGGAAAATTAACATGAATTTAAAAGAAATCTTAAACGCATCTTTAACAAGAACGAAATCTCGATTAGCAGAATTACAAGGTAAAGTAGAAAAAAATGAAGTTCGTTCAGAAGAATTAGCAGCAATTAAAGCTGAAGTAGAAGGATTAACAAAGGAAGTACAAACTATCACTGATGAATTAGCCAAATTAGAAGAGGAAGAAGAAGAAAAAGATCCAGACAAAAAGAAAGAAGAAGATCCAGATAAAAAAGAAGACCCAGCAGCAAAAGAAAATCCGAATACACAAACGCAACTATCAGAGGAACAGCGCTCTGTTATTAGTGCAGCTATTGCAGCGGCTCTTTCTACCGAAGGTCATAAATCTACTAAAAATAAAAAGGTAGAGATTCGTTCGGCATTTGCTAATTTTGTCGTTGGCAATATTTCAGAAATGGAAGCACGTGCTTTAGGTATCGAAATTAACAATGGTTCTGTTACTGTTCCGGTTGAAATTTCCAAAGAAGTTATCAGTTATGCGCAAGAAGAAAACCTATTACGTAAATATGGTACTTATGTGTCTACAGATGCTGATATAAAATACCCTGTACTTGTTAAAAAAGCGGAAGCAAATGTATCGAAAACAGAACGTGCGAAATCAGGTAAAGAAATCACACCAACTGATATTGAATTCGATTCAATTGACTTAGATCCAGCGGAATTTGATGCATTAGCTACAATTACTAAAAAGCTTCTTAAACGAACAGGTGTGAAAATTGAACAAATCGTTATTGATGAATTGAAAAAAGCGTATGTACGTAAAGAAATAAATTTCATGTTCCGAGGTAATGATGTTGGAAATGAAAACCCTGGGGCTCTGGCTAAAAAATCAGTTCCGTTTTATGAAACTGTACCTGTAAAGGTGGGAGAAGCAGGTTGGTCTCAAGTTTTACAAGATGAATTAACAATTATGACTGGTGTACCAGTTACGGAAGTAATTAAGAAGGCGAAATGGATTGTAAACCGTGCAGCGTATAATCTTTTAAATCGAATGACGGATGTCAATGGTCGTAAATTACTTACAAAAACAAATGGCATTTATGAATACGATGGATTCCCACTTGATTTCACAGATGCAGCAAATAAATCAGATACGGACGTTACAACGCCTGTATTCTACTTTGGCGATTTCAGTGCCTTCCACATTCAAGAAGTTAAGGGTGGTATGGAACTTCAAAAGTTAATTGAAAAATACGCTGGAACAAACCAGGTTGGATTCCAAATTTACAACCTTATCGATGGACAGTTGATTTATTCTCCATTCGAACCAGCTGTTTACCGTTATGAAGTTGGTGAAGTTAAGCCAGGTGCTTAATATGGATGAATTAATTGAGAAATTAAAATCACATATTCATTGGGAAGAGGGCATGGACGATTCTTTGCTCTCTTTTTATTTAACTAATGCACAAAGGTATGTTCAGAATGCGACAGGCTCACAGACCGAATACTTAGTGATTATGGTTGCCGGCATTATGTATGAATATCGTGTATCTGAAAAGGAATTAGAGCAAGCACTCAATGCAATGACTCCTTTCTTTGTCCAGGAGGTGTTTAGCGATGCCGAAGAGACAGACAAATAAACTCAAATGGCTGGGGGAGCTACTTAAATTAGGAGAGACCATTGATCCGGACACAGACCGTGTAGTTATGGGGTATCCGAAAGTTCGTAACATGAAATATAACAACATTGGAGTTACGGCCACAGATAAATTTACAACGAAAGATACGAATGAAATTGTAAAGAAAATTGAAGTTCGTATTGATCGGGAGATTGAAAACAATCAAAAGGATTACCGTGTAAAAGTTGGTGGCCGTATTTACGATATTGAGCGTATTTATGTAAAAGAAGAAGACCGACTGATGGAGGTGTCACTGTCTTATGCAAATTAATTTTGAACAGTTACGAACGCTTATGAAGCAATCTGGCATGCCAGTTTCTCGTGATAGTGCTCCTACGGGAGAGGATTACCCTTATATTGTGTATGAATTTGTGAATGAACGACATAAAAGGGCTTCTAATAAGGTCTTAAAGTCTATGCCACTTTATCAGATTGCAGTTATTTCAAAAGGTACTGAAAAGGATTATGAACCGTTAAAGGCTGTTTTTAATGATGCTGGCGTGTTCTACGATTCATTTGAGGGCTATCCCTATGATGAGAACGACGATACTATCACGCAGTTTATAACGTATGTGAGGTGTATCCAGTAATGGCTTCTAATAACAATGGTTTTGCTGATGCTTTGGAAGATATCAATACATTATTACGAGTAAATAAAAAAGTCGAACTAGATGTATTAGACGACGCAGCGAAGTATTTTGCCGCAGAATTAAAAAAGCGTATCAAAATGTCGAATAAGAATAAACAAACACATTTGAAAAATAGCTTAAAAGTTGTTGTAAAGAATGATCGTGTATCTGTGGAATTTGAGGATGCAGCATGGTATTGGTACCTAGCTGAACATGGCCATAAAAAAGCAAATGGAAAAGGTCGTGTAAAAGGTCTTCATTTTTCTCAAAACACTTTTGATGCAGAAGGCGACAAAATCGCCGATATTATGGCACAAAAAATATTAGATAGAATGTGAGGAAAATAAATATGCCAACTGTAAATAAGGAGATTCAATATACTGTAGGTGTTGAAGAATTATATATTTGCATGATGGAAGGCGATGAAACACCTGATGCACTTCCTACTTATGAAGAAGATATTTATAAACAAACGAATATTTCGGATGTGACGATTTCTACTACATCCACAAACTTTACGAAATGGGCTTCTAACAAAAAAATCATTAATATTGTCAAAAATACAGCGTTCGGACTAGCGTTTAACTTAGCTGGTTTGAATCGTGAGGTAAAAGATAAAATCTTTGCTAAAGAAAGAACGAAAGGTGTTTCTTTCGAAACCGCAAAGGCTAAAGAATATCCTAAGTTTGCAGTTGGTCTCCCGTTCCCACTTAATGATGGGACCAAACTTGTACGTTGGTATCCTAAATGTACAGTAGCACCAGTAGAGGAATCTTGGAAAACTCAAAATGAAGAAATGACTGTGGATGATACTGCATATACGATTACAGCAGACCCATTACTATACAATGATACTACGATGGCCGAATTAGATACTGGTTCCGCAGATGCTAAAGGTATTAAAGTAGAAGACTTCTTGAAACAGGTTATTTGCGATGAGTCTCAATTAGCTACATTAGGCACAGGAGTATAGGAGGGATAGTATGGCACGTTTAAGTGATTTAGTTAACGTTGAAATAAATTTAAATAAAATTAAAATACAGGGAGTTGAGCTTCCTGTTATTTTTACATTTGAATCATTCCCTTATGTAGAAGAATCTTATGGGAAGCCGTATCATGAGTTTGAAAAAGAAATGAATGCTATGTTGGAAAAAGGCGAATTCAGTTTAGGGGAAAACGAAGCAAAATTGATGCGCTCGTTGATTTATGCAATGGTACGAAGTGGTGGAACAGAGTGTACGCCGACTGAAATTAAAAATGCCATTCCACTTTATGATGTACCTGGTATTTTTGAAGTAGTATTCGAAATTTTCCAAGGGCAAAACTTCCAACACTCTGATATGGAGAAGCTGAAGCAAGAAAAAAAGTAAAAAACATACTGAATAAAAATAATGAATCTCAGTCCGAATTGGATTGGGATTTTTATTTTTATGTCAGTAATACGTTGCTTGGTTTAAGTATAGATGATTTTTGGAGAATCACTCCTAATCATTTTCTAAAGCAATATATCATGCATCTCCGATACAACAATCCAGATGCGCTAAATGAACAGAAACAAAAGCAAATCTACACATTAGATCAAACTCCATTTTATTAAGAAATGAGGTGAGAAAATGGCAGGAAATAATAAAGAAAGAAACGTCGTTCTTAATTTTAAAATGGATGGACAAGTTCAGTATGCGCAGACATTAAAGCAAATTAACATGGTCATGAACAATGCGGCAAAAGAATATAAAAATCATATTGCCGCGATGGGACAAGATGCTACGATGACGGATAAATTAGCAGCTGAAAAGAAAAAGTTAGAGATTCAAATGGAAGCGGCTAAAAAGCGTACATCGATGTTGCGTTCCGAATACCAAGCGATGTCTAAAGATACAAATACGACAGCGGAACAACTTAATAAAATGTATGGAAAATTGCTTGATGCAGAACGTGCTGAAACTACTCTTAATACAGCAATGAAACGAGTGAATGAAGGTCTTTCAGAGCAAGCAACTGAAGCGAGAGAAGCACGTGGAACTTTACTTGATTTGCAGGAGAATTCTAAGAAATTAGAAGCTGAACAAAAGCGATTAACAAGTTCTTTTAAACTCCAAAATGCTGAATTAGGTCAAAATGCTAGTGAAGCAGATAAGTTGGAATTAGCACAGAAACAATTACGTCAGCAAATGGAAATGACGGATAGAGTCGTCCACAATTTAGAACAACAATTAAGTGCAGCAAAGCGTGTGTATGGTGAGAATTCTACAGAAGTACAGCAACTTGAAACGAAATTAAACCAAGCGAAGACTACATTGAAACAATTTGAGAATTCATTGCAAAGTGTTGGTCGAAGTGGAGATCAAGCTGCAGACGGTATGGAGCAACTTGGTAAGAAGTTAGACTTGCACAATATGATGGAAGCTACTCAAATGCTAGAAGGAATGTCTCAGCAGTTAATTGAACTTGGTAAAGCCACTGTGGGTATAGCAATAGATTTTGATCGATCACAAAGGAAAATACAAGCTTCGTTAGGATTGACTCAAAAAGGCGCAGAGAATGTTGGAAAGATTGCAAAGGATGTATGGAAGAAGGGATTTGGTGAAAGTCTTGAGGAAGTAGATCAAGCTTTAATCCAAGTTTATCAAAACATGAGAGAAGTTCCTCATGAGGAATTGCAAATGGTGTCCGAGGATATTTTAACAATTGCTAAGTTATATGATGTGGATGTAAGGGAAGCAACCCGTGGTGCAAGTCAGATAATGACGCAATTTGGTACTAGTTCTAAAGAAACCTTTGACTTGTTAGCATATGGATTGCAAAATAATCTAAACTTTTCAGACGAACTTTTCGATAACTTAGCTGAATATACTCCAATCTATAAAGAGATGGGGTTCAATGCTAAAGAAATGTTCGGCATCCTTATTAGTGGAACTCAAAGTGGAGCGTAATAAATTGCGCCACATATCAGTGATGGTATGTGCAAACCCTGAATATGCTGGAAACTCCTAAAGCCTTATGTACCAAAGTGTAACAATCATAAGGATATGACAATGGACAATCAGCAGGGATAGCCGAAAGGAAGCCCTCAACGACTACCAAGGGGCAACTCAATGAGTTGGTGGTATAGTCTACTCCCTTTTAAATATCTCGAAAGAGAGGGTATAAAGGATAACTTAGATAAAGTAAATGATGGTGTAAAGGAATTTAACAACCAAATTCAATATGGTGGAAAAGATGTAGCAGAAGCTTTTGGGGGATTGAGTGAAAAATCTCAGGACTTATTCAATAAATATAAGGATGGTAAAGCTACTGTAAGTGAGGTATTCAATTCTGTTGTTTCTGATTTGCAAGGAATGGATGACCAAGTTAAGCGAAATACAATTGGACAAACATTGATGAGAACGTTATGGGAAGACCAAGGGAAAGAGGCAATTCTAAGTTTAGGTGATGTCCAGCATGCCTTAGGCGATGTAAATGGCCGTATGGATGAAATGAAAAAGCTTCAAGAAGAATCACTTGGTCAGCAATTTCAAAAAGCATTAAGAGAAACACAAGCAGCTTTAGAACCGGTTGGAAAAAAGCTCGCAGAACTAGCGCAAACTATATTACCTCCGTTGGTTGAAGGGATTAAATCCGTGATGGAGTGGTTTTCAAAATTACCAGAACCAATTCAGAATTTCACCTTTATTTTACTTGGATTAGTTGCGGTAATTGGAACTTTAGCGCCTATCATTGCAGTTGTAGTGGTATCATTTGGAGCACTGGGAGTTGCGATATGGCCATTATTAGGAATTATAGTTGGACTTTCAGCTGTAATAGCAGGCGTTATTTGGGCTATAAAAAACTGGGGGCAGATAACCGATTGGCTTTCTGAAAAGTGGACCCAATTTAAGGAATGGTTTGGTGAATTGTGGTCAAATTTGGTTCAAATATGCCAAGATGCTTGGTCTTCCACAACTGAATATTTTTCTGAAGCCTGGGCTTCCTTTACAGAAATGATGCATGAATTTTTCGACCCAATAGGTCAATTTTTTAGTGATTTGTGGTCAGGTATTGTCGAAACGGCATCTTCTTGGTGGTCTTCCTTAGTAGAAATTGCATCCGAATTGTGGGGTACATTGGTACAAGCTTGGCAGGATACGTGGAATACGATACTTACCGTTTTAGACCCAATTATTTCGGCAGTCTCTGTCGTGTTAGAAGCAGGTTGGTTATTAATACAGGCAGGTACACAAATTGCTTGGGCTGCCATTAGTAAATATATTATCGACCCCATGGTTGAAGCGTATAATTGGTGCAAAAATCAGCTCGGTGAGCTAGTTTCTTGGTTAAATTCACAGTGGGAAACGGTGAAATCTTATACACTCGCAGCATGGAATTTGGTAAAACAGTATGTTATTCAACCAGTTCAAGAATTGTGGAATTGGACAAAGCAAAAACTTGGTGATTTAGCTAACTGGATATTATCAAACTGGGAAACTATAAAATCCTATACACTTACAGCCTGGAATTTGGTGAAGAAATATGTAATTGATCCAGTAACGGAAGCTTATAATTCAGCAAAACAAAAGTTTAGTGACTTATATAATAGTGCTAAAGAAAAGTTCGATGCTGTTAAAAATGCAGCAAAAGAAAAATTTGATGCTGCTAAACGATTCATTATTGACCCAATAAAAGAGGCTGTGGACAAGGTGAAGGGATTCATCGATAAAATCAAAGGATTCTTTGACAATTTGAAACTTAAAATCCCTAAACCTGAAATGCCTAAAATGCCACATTTTAGCTTGCAAACTAGTACAAAAAATATTTTAGGAAAAGACATTGAATATCCAAGTGGTCTGAATATTGATTGGCGTGCAAAAGGTGGTATTTTTACACGTCCTACGATTTTTGGAATGAACGGTGCGAATTTACAAGGAGCTGGAGAAGCTGGTCCGGAAGGTGTTTTACCTTTAAATGAGAAAACACTTGGTGCAATAGGAAAAGGCATTGCATCTACGATGCCACAACAAAGTAATGACCGTCCAATTATCTTGCAAGTTGATGGAAGAACATTCGCTCAAATCACTGGTGACTATACAGATCATGAAGGTGGAGTAAGAATTAGAAAGATTGAAAGGGGGCTGGCATAATGTATGGCATTAAATTTAATGGAAGACATTCATATAGTGATATGGGATACACTATGCCAGCTGATGGCAGAGATATCGGTTTTCCAAGTAAAGAAAAGATTGTGGTTAAAGTACCCTTCAGTAATGTGGAATATGATTTTAGTGAAATATATGGCTCGCAGACATATACATCGAGACCATTAACATATACATTCAATGTTTTGAAGCGAGGCAATTGGACGCCACAGGCATTGCATATGGAAAAGACTAAGTTAATTAATTGGTTAATGAACAGTGGCGGTAGAAAAAAACTATATGATGATGACATCCCTGGTTATTATTTTTTAGCTGAAGTAGAAAGTGAATCTAGTTTTGAGGATGATTATGAAACTGGAACACTTACTGTAACTTTTAGAGCATATTCATTCATGATTGCAGAATTGCAAGAAGGTAATGATATATGGGATAGCTTTAATTTTGATTTAGACGTTGCTCAAACTACTGATTTCACTGTGAATGGATCATTACAAGTTACTATGTTCAATGCCGGAACGCCTAATGTGGTTCCTGAAATTAAAGCATCTAATCCGATGAAAATTAGTATGAATGGAGTTACCTATACAATTCCAAAGGGGACGATAAAAGATAAGAATTTCGCACTTAAATCAGGAGGAAATACAATTAAAATTAATGGTAATGGTACAATCTCATTTCGTTTTTATAAGGAGCTGATTTAATGTATGAAGTAACCATTATTAATGATGGTAAAAAGACTGTCATTCATTATCCACATGTGGATGGTATTAAATTAGCTTCTGGAACGATAAAAAAGGAGATCAATTTAATAGATTCTTTTAATTTTAGTTTCTATATGAATAATCCTGGGTTCAATAAGATAAGGCCGTTAAAAACTTTAATTCATATTTTTAATACTCGTACTCAAAAGTATGAATTTGAAGGGCGAGTGTTAGGGCCTAATAAAAATATGGATAATAGCGGACTTCATAGCGATTCATATGAATGTGAGGGAGAGCTAGGATACTTACATGATTCTGTGCAGAAACATTTAGAGTTTAGGGGTACACCGAAGGAACTGTTTACAAAGATTCTTGATTACCATAATAAGCAAGTAGAAGAGAATAAAAGATTTAAAGTTGGAAATGTAACGGTTACGAATTCCACAAATAACCTTTATCTTTATTTATCAGCTGAGAAAGATACCTTCGACACAATTAAAGAAAAATTAATAGATAAATTAGGTGGCGAACTCCAAATACGTAAAGTAAACGGAGTTCGTTTTTTGGATTATTTAGAACGGATTGGTGAAGACAAAAAAGATGAGATTAAGATTTCAAAGAACTTAATCAGCATGTCTTGCGACATAGATCCAACTCAAATTATTACCCGTTTAACACCTTTAGGCGCACGAATTGAATCAGAGGAAGAAGGTGCAACCGATGCATCAGAAGCACGTTTAACCATTGAATCGGTTAATAAGGGGATACCCTACCTTGATGATGTGGAAGCCATAAAAGAATTTGGAATCCAAGGCGGTTCTATTACATGGGATGATGTAACGCTTGTTGAGAATTTACTTTCTAAAGGAAAAGAGTGGCTTAAAAATCAGAAGACGGCACATGTTCAATATCAAATCAGTGCAGTTGATTTATCTTTAATTGGATTGGATATCAATTCATTTGAGCCAGGAAATAGCCATCCAGTTATAAATCCAATCATGGGAATTGATGAGCGACTTAGGATTGTTGGTAAATCTTTAGATATTAATAGTCCACAAGATGCATCTCTTACAATTGGCGATAAATTAAAAACGCTAAATCAATATCAAAGTGATATGAATGCATCATCTCAAAAGGTAGTTGAGTTACAACAAACTGTTTCAAGGCAAAGTAATAAGATTGGCTCGCTATCAACTAACCTGGAACAAGCAGAACAAGAACTGCAAGCTTTGAAATTAGCTGTTGAGGATGCTGATTTGGAGAAGATAGTTCAGCTGGTATCCGACTTGGGGGATTCTTTAGAAAAAATTGAAGAAGAAATACAAAATCTTCCTACCACAGAAGTTATTGTGGAAATTCGAAGTGATATTGAAATAAATGCTAAAAACATTATTGCAGTTGATAAAAGATTAAAAACGGCTGAAATAGGAATTGAAACAAATAGTAAAAACATTGATACAAATAGTAATAGTATTGAGCAGATACAGACTGATTTAGAAGATATAAAAGATCGCTTGACTGCTTTGGAAAATGGAGGTGCAAAACGTGGCTAACATAAGTGGCTATCTAGATAAAATTCGAACAGCTATTTTTGGTAAAGATGTTCGTGGATCTATACATGATGGAATAGATGCTATTAATAAGGAAACAGAAGTAGCAACTGTACTTTCTAAGGACACACAACATAAGCAAACCGCTTTAGAAAAGAAATATGATGATCAAATTGCTAATATGACGAATGAAAATCCGTCTATTAGTGAACTTGTGGATTATAGAACGAGTGGCGTTACAGGTGAAGGGTTTGTTACGGCAGGAAAAAGAGCAGATGCTTTTGATAATCAATTGATAGCAACAAATGGCATGATTGGAGATTTATCGTTATTAGGCGCAGCGCATCGTGATTTAGCTACTTCTATAAGTGAGAGGGAGATAAATGTAAAAGATTTTGGGGCTAAGGGTAATGGAATAACAGATGATACTATTCCGATTAAACTAGCTATGGTTTATGCAGAACAAATGGGAGCTACTGTATTGTTCCCTGCAGGTGTTTATCTTGTGTCCGAGTCTATTGTTACAAATGGAGTCAGTATGAAAGGCGAAGCTGTTAGCATGTATAACGGAATTGCGATAGGAACACGTATTAAAGGTACCTCAAGGGATTTCTCTATTATTAAACAAGGCGCAATAAAAAAAGAAAATATAACATTTAATATAGAAAAAATCCAGGTAGAAGGTGGGAGCATAGGATTTGATTTTATTTACAGTGTGCATTCTGAGTTTTCTATGCTTCAAGCCGTTGATTGTAATCAAGGGTTCAATTTGGGGAATTTGTCTAGCGTTGGACATATGTCTTGCATTTTCAAATTATTACAAACAAAAGATTGTGTTCGAGCAATTAATATGCTTGGAAATGGGTATTTCAACGCTAATACATTCATTGATTGTTTCTTTTCTTCAGAAGAACAAGCAGGACTTTTGAAAGTTAATGGAGGAATTGGAGCGGTTGGTAATCGATTCATTAACACAGAGTTTCGCAGTGCAAATAGTTACGGAATTGAGTTGAATAACACGCAAAATACGGTATTTGATGGAGGATACTTTGAAAATAAATCAAGTGCTGTTTTAATCTCCGGTTATTCTAGCGCAGTCAAATTAAGTGATTGTACATTTGGAAGTTTGAAAAACAACAATCAAGAAGGAGAAAGAGCATTTGTAAAAATGAATGCAGGTGGATCAGTAATAATAGATTCAGGTCTTATTTATTTAGTAGATAGTGAATTAACTAAAGATTTATTATTTATTGATGCGAAAGATCCTTCTTATTTTAATAACATTACCTTTATTAAAAAGTCAGTTCTTAGTGGAGATGTAAAAGGATTTAAGTATGCAATTGGGACGTATAGAGAGCTTGCTTTCAAAAAAGCACAGCAAGCTTTTCTGTCAAATACAATAAACGTCTTACCTGGAACGAGTACTATTTTAAATGTCATTTTTCCAACTGCATTTGCAAATACCCCAAACGTTCAAATTACTCCACGTACTGGAGAATCAGCAGCATTTAAAGATTTGTTTTATGCAATCTCAAGTGTAACTGCAACTGGGTTCACGATTGAGCTATACAATCAATCAAGCGGCAATAGGTATCTAAGTTTTAATGTATTAGCACAAGAAATATAGAAAGAGGTGTATCCAGATGATTCAAGAGATTACAATAAGAGGCTCTAAATATACTACACTCCACAATATTCAAATGTCAGTAGAAGGAAATCGTATTACCATTTCACCTGGACAAGTATGGCAAAATAGCGAGATCGTATTAGACATAAAAGAATCGATTATAATTGATATCCCTGTTAATGAAGAAGAGTGTTATTACGAAATAAATTTAACGTCAGATAAAGTTATCGTTAATACTAAAACAAATAACCAGTCTTTAATAACAGCAGAATATATCATTAAATTATGCTGGTTTAC